GAGGTATAGAAGATGGGAATCCTTGGGGGTTCGCATAGTCCAGCCGTGAAAAAAAACGGTTTACTTTATACACCGCCTTACCCTGGAGGTAGCATGGCTTCCGCTAAAACCAAAGATTTTGAAGTATTCTCGACGATCACCGCTAATGCAGCTGGGAATGTCGCCACTATTGACCTAAACACATTCGTTAACGTCGCAGAGATGGAAGCGTTTGGTATCGAGGCAGTCGAGATAGGAATTAACGCAACTGAAACTACTCAAAGTACCTCAGTTTACCAGGCTCAACTAGCTCTACAAGATTTGTCAGCAGGGTTCATCAACCACGCTGACTATGACTCGCTATACTTGACCTTCGTCGACGTCCCTAATGGCTTCGACCAGGAGTCCCTATCACTTGGCGACGTTGCGCAGATTCGATACGTACCAGGTGGTCAACTCCAAGTACGTGCAGACCGACTAACCGGAACTCCTGATGTTGATTTGTATATTCGCATCACCGGTAAGATCAGCAAACTCTCCGCATCTGACTACATGGCCCTTGCACTTACCAACTCATTGAACTGAGGTGGAATAGTGCCTTTACCAAAACCAAAGAAGCGAGAAGCATACACCGCCTATGTGCGACGTGTGTTCAACTACGTTAAGCGAAACAAAACTGCCCTTCGAGGTAGTTACACGGGTCGAGGTAAAAACCGAAAGTTAGTCGCTCCGGTAGTGATGAAGCGCATCGGCGTCGAGTGGCGTAAGCACTCACGTAGTCTGAAGAGATCAAGGAAGTGAAAAAATGTCAAAACAACGTATGCTCCAAGGCCAATTTGCTTCCTATTCCTATACGAGCGGTCTCATTGACCCTGGTCAACCGGCCGCTTTGGTCGGAGCCGCTGTTGTTCCAAATACGGCGGCAGGCAATTACATGGGAGTTGCTCGATTTAACGACCAACTCTACGTATCGAACCCCGGAGCCCCTGATGAAAACCTCGTGGGAAATGCTCGTTTTATGTCGTTCCAATATGTCGATCTACGAGATTTATTGGAAAATGGAACAGGAATTGATGACCTCATTATCAACGTACAACGACTTTATGAGAATCCATTCCCTTCTTTGATGTTCAATCCTCCTCCAAGTGGTATTGAAGAAACGTTCATGATGGTATTAGGTAAGATGGACCTTAGTACGAACCAAGGTATTGACCCTCGTCTGTTCGATGCGGCAGGATTCGGTTCTGGTAATGCAGACGTTACCGAACTCGGTCTTGGACTACCCTTCCAGGTACTTTACCGGGAGAAGCGTAGATATTATGCGGATCCATCACAGACAGCTACAGAAGGAGCAGGTACAAGCCCGACCTTTGCAGGACTAGCCGGAAACCCTGCCGCCTCACCGTCAAGCCTTGTAGGCAACCTAACTATGGTTGACCGTACGATTGGGGGTTATCCCGATCTTATCGTTGGACCTGGTATCACAATCATACGCATGTGGAACGTCTTTACGGCAAACCGTGCCGCTCAAGGTCTTATTTTGAGTGCCTCTGACAATCAAGCCTCAAATTATCAGTTCTTATCGAGTCAAACAAACCTTGTGATCCCTCCTCTTCAGTGGAACATCATTGGACGTGAGCGCAAACTCACGCCAACCGATGAAGCAGTGTATTATTCCAACATCCTCCTCAACACGTGAGGTGACCAGGTGTACGGTACGACATACTCAATGGACATCCAAGAGCATTTTTACTCATACGCTGAGGTTGGTGGACGATATGTTTCTTCTCGGACTGCTGATTTGGTTACGGACGTCATCAACGATGCAATTCAACCGGTGATCCCTGAGTCTCTACAGCCAACACTCAGCGATCCCGTGAAGGATTTAATCAAAGGTCAAGGAAGACGCCTCCTGGAAGAGGCAACTTTCCGTCTTCTTGAGTCGGGATTCAAACATTTAGCCCAAAAGGAAGGCGTCAAAAGGACCGTCGGCAAGATTGGGAGCCGGTTTATTCCTTACGTCGGATGGGCTTTATTCGCAAAGGACGTGTATGACGTCACAAGATTTGTTCAGGAGGAGTATTTGTGATTGAACTTGATGACCTTCAGGACAAAAGACTCGATCAACTTGAGCAAAGACTGCTTCTCATCGAGCAAACGCTCATCGAAGTCAAAGGAATGCTTCGAGTTGTCAAAGGTCTAGCCGTTGGTGTTGCTGGAATGGTCGGTCTTAACGTGCATTCTATACTCGTCTAACACGATTAAGCATGAACCAAATGCCGTTGACTTGAAAGTCCATACCGCAATTGTCCCAACACATCACGTCGACCGCTCCAGTTTCATGATGCTGGACGTATTCTGTCCTTTCAAACGTCCCACAGACAGGACAGGGGACTAAAAACTCATCATTCATGCACGTTCCTCCAGATGCACGTCGATAATTTCAACCAATTGCTCCAAGGCATCGGCAATTCTGCACGTCGCACAGAAACTTTCAGTAAAAACGCCGCTCGTATGGACGTAGATGTTTGCTCGACAACGTGCGCACTCGTCATGATACCGTTCATTTCTCAACATGAGCACAACACCGAGCCCTTGCAGCACTTCTTAACGTCAACATAGGGCTCTTTGGTTTGAACATAAGCCCATGATTGAGTGCATCCACCACAATAAACGCCCTTGTGACGTGGGTCTCCTTCGACAGCGTTCCAGGGGAGGTAGTAAAACGTGCTCGGCATACGTCCGATAACACGTCCACACTCACAAAGGAAGGTATTTTGACGAGCCATCACTCCTCATCTCCTTGATCATGCACGTCATCGTTGCGCTTCTCACGGGTCCAGCGAGTGATCCGTGCTAATGTGTCGGCCCCCAGGACAAATATCGCCGCATCAATGACCTGTGAAGTCTTGAAACCTGCTCTCTTCAACTCTTTCAATGTCGCATTGGACACATCTCCTACGGTTATCGAATACTGATTCGCCATGTTTTAGCCTAAAAGTCCGTAGTATAATAATGTTATTTCTATTGCTAATCCTATCGGCTCAACCTCTGAACCTATATGGTAGGTAGTTGCTAGGTAGGGCGGGTGGGGGTGGGATAGGGACGACCGCTATGCGTGAACGCCCGACCGCTTCCGGTGAGGTATAGAAGATGGGAATCCTTGGGGGTTCGCATAGTCCAGCCGTGAAAAAAAACGGTTTACTTTATACACCG